CTACTTAATCTTAATTTTCTGCCCCACATAAATGAGATTAGCGTTTTTGATACCGTTGTTCTTGACCAACTTTGCAACAGTCGTCTTGTAACGCCGTGCGATGCCCGAGAGCGTGTCTCCACGCTTTACAGTATAAGTTACTGTCTTCTTTGTGGAGCTTGTAGTCGGCTTGCTAGTCGGTCTGATAGCCTGCTTCTTAAAGCCGTTCAGCCCTGCCGCCTTGATCTTCGCAGGATAGTCCACATAGCAGATGTCCATATCAACATTGCCGCTGATACCGCTGACTCTGCCAGTGGAGCTGTACTGCCACATACCATATGTTCCGCCGTAGTTGCAGCGTGAGCCGTACTCAGCGACCCACAGGGCATACCTCTTGGCAACAGAGGCAGATATGTACTGCTGTAAAGGCGAACGGCTAATATACAGTCCTGCCCAGTAGCCTGCGTGTTCAAGTGCATTGCAGAAAGTCTTGACAAGGCTGTTGCAAAATGCTCTGCCCTTTGCGAACTGTGAACGTTCCTCGAGGTCAAAGTATATCGGATACTCAAACGTCTTGCCCTTGATAGCGTTGATACAGGTCTGAGCCTCTGCCTTTGCTTCAGCGACAGTTGCCGCATAGCTGTACCAGTAAGCACCGACCTTTAGCCCTGCCGCCTTAGCTGCCTTGTAGTGGCTCTCGAAATATGGGTCTTTCTGATTTGCGTACTTGCCGAAGCCAGCACGAATGATAACGAAATCGACCCCCGAAGCTTTTACCTTTTTGAAGTCAATGCTCTGCTGATACTGTGAAACGTCAATACCCTTGAATGTCTTTGCCATAAAATTACTTCCTTTCTAAATCATCAATCCTGTGATTAGCCACCTTGATTTTCTCATCAATCAAAGCATAATCCTGTTCCAGTTTATAGGTGCGAGCAATAACACTGTTGTGCTTGTCCACACGCTCAGACAGCTTGTCTATCTTGTACTCGATAAGCTTCTGGCTATCATACTGCGCCTGTTGTATCGTTTTCTGGCTATCATACTGCGCCTGCTGCATAGTCTTACGGCTGTTAGATGCTATGACAATCTGACACACTACCGCCGAAGCCGCCGTTATCAGTGCGACTATTATCGCTTCCGTCACTCATCATCACCTGACTTTCTTTTGGCTGACTGCGTGCCGAAATAGAACGATATCACCACAGTAAACACCGTGATGAACTGATCTGCTGAAATCGTGCGGCGCAGTGCCAACACGCAGAACACCGCTGTCAAGAACAGTGTTACAATGGACTTTACATCAATGAGTTTCGCTAACTTCTGCTTCATGGTATACCTCCTTTGTTATCATCTCATACTCCTCAGCCGTGATCCACTTGCCGACGGCGGCGTTTACCATAGCAACCGACCACAAACGGCTGTCATAGTACCTCTTGACCTTGACGTAGTTCTTACTCATCACCGCTCACCTCCAATTCTACACCGTTCAGCATAGCCAGAAAATCGACGTTTGCCTTTATCCTGTCTATCTCGGTGACCTTTGGTTTGCTGAAATTATCTTCCGTCAGCCCTGCGGCTTTCATCATTTTCTTCTGTAGCTCCGTCATGTTGTATCTCCCACTTCTGATAGTTTCACGATATACTCTTCTTCGTTCGGAACAGGTATGCGATAGCTGTCGTTGCTGCTTCTGAACGTGATTGAACCGCCTGCTTCGACCTCAACGTTTCGTAGAAAATCATCAGGTATCAGGTCTGAAATGTCGGTGACGATAGGGGTTTCCAATTCGTAATATAGCATTACGCCCTGCATTGCCTGTTTGAATGCGGTAGCGTCGGTGTAGGCGGTGTTCCGTATAGTTATATAATCATTTGCTGTTTTTACCGCAGAAGCCTTCATGTTATCGGTTTTAGTCGTTATATCATTGAAACAAACTATGTCATATTTTGCGACAACTATATTTGGAACGATTCCGAACGATTCAGAAAATTTTCCTGTTATACTATCAGCAATCGCATAGAATCGTTGCTGTTCGGGTCGATATGACCATGCCAGCGTCCCCAAATCAACGCTGCTCACGCACTGAACGTATCGTTTATTCTCATAATCAACGTAGTTTCGTGCCGTTCCTGCACTCCAACCGTAGCCAGGCAGTGCCCTAATGGTTTCTGGGATTGGGTAAACGTTGCTGTGGTAGGGGGCGTAGGCTGGCATGGTATCTGATTTGTATATACCATCCACAAGCATTATATCAAATGCGTCAGCTATTGATTGCATGGTTTCTTTGTTACCTGGATAACATGCCACCATAATTTGTGTTGAATCGGTCATATCCCTAGAATTTGTTATAGTTTCTCTGACACCATTCGATGTAATCAGCCAGTTTGCCATTGTGTTGCCATGAACATACACAATTCCAAACGACACATTTGTCGGACACGTTTTTCCGTCTTTCAGGGCTATTTGTAGTGTTTTATTTGTGTCAATTTCAAAACCGTAATACAGACCTAATGCTGCACATTTTTCAACATCAAACAAATTTCGTCCCTGCTCCACAACCTCTGTCACCCCAGCACTAACAATTTCCCCGTCAATGACCTCAGAATGACCGCCTATTGACTTCACGCTCATCAGCTTACCACCTGTAGGCACTGCTTTCTGATACGCCGTTTCGCTGTCCGTTTCAAATTTATGGGTCACACCCTGACCGATGGAATACAGTGCGTCCACACGCCTTTGCAACTCTTTATCCGTCAGCTTTACGTTAGCTATTTCAGCTGTATTCTCGGCTATCTTCCCGACAGCCGTCACATAATCATCAGGCAAACTGTCAGCCACCGCCTGTGCTGTCTGCGCAGCGGTTTCAGCGGCTGTTCTGTCTTCTGCGACCTTAGCGGCATTTTCTGCCACTGTCGCCTTGTCAACCGTGACCTGTTCCGCCATTTCCTGCACCGCCTGTCTGTCTGCCGCAGTGCTGTCAGCATTGGTCTTAGCAGTTTTAGCGTAGCCTGCTGTTATATTCTTATCAGCTGTGGTTTGCTGTGCCGCCGTTGATGCTTGGGCTGCGGATATCTTTGCGGCGTTCTGTGCAGTGACCGCCTGCTGACGTGCGATTTCTGCACCCTGCATGGCGGTGTCTGCCTGTGTTGCGGACGTTTCAGCCGCCGCCTTTGCGGTCTCAGCACGGCTTGCCGTATCGGCTGATACTCCTGCGGCTGTGGCAGATTTCTTTGCGTCCTCAGCAGACGTTGTCGCTGTTTCTGCGGCGGTGACGGCTGTCTGCATATCTGCGTGCGCCTGTTTACCTATGGCGTCTATGCGGTCTAGTGCGTCCATCGCCACATCAGGTGACGGCACGGCATTATCACCGATAGCCGCACCTATTCTCAGACGGAAAATGCGTGATTTTTTAACTAAAATATACTCATCGCCTGACAGTTTTTTTGCACATATCTGACAGCTGACTGTCTGCGCCGACCGCAAGATATCAGCAGTAGGCGTCCATGTGCCGTCTGTGATATCGACCTCATAGGCAGTGCCGTCGCCGTAGTCTATCGTTAACACATAGCGGTCTGCGCCGTCTACTGTCAGCCCTTCGACCGACACAGGACGGGCATTAGTTTCACCGACATAGCCCAGCAATGCAGTGTTCAGTGTTACGTCATAATCTGCATTTAATGTTATCGTCATTTAATCACCCCTCTTTACTCTATTGCAATGTAGTCAACATAGTATGTTCCTGTTGGAACGGTTTCCAATGTTGGCCCGTTATTAGCTCCCATGCAGACACTCATATAGTATGACGTTCCTGACCCATAAACGTGGGTGCAGTAGTTCTGATATGGTGTTGGTGTGTCTGTCTGCCGTAGCGTTGCTATTACATGTTTAGGTGCAAAGGTCAGTCCAAGCGGTATCTGCATCAATGGATTCGCTTTCGTCATCTTGTATTCCACAGTGCCATAGTGTATCTTGCCGGCTCGGCTCAGTATTTCATCGATTTCCTCACCTGCGTGTTGCATAGGATAGTCATTTTCTGTGATGTCTTGTGTCAATGTCAAATTTTCATCAGCCATTATCTCGCCCCCTTAAAGCTGTTCTTCTACCGACAAACCTACCGCCGAAATATCAGCACTCAGTCCTCCGTCAAAGTTAAATCCTAAATTTGTTATCGGTATATCATAATTGTCTGTGCCGTTGGTGTAGGTCACCACGTCACCTATGTCGAAACGTGGGTCACCAAGTCTGTGGTACAGCTCAGTGGTGTACCACGAAAAACCTCCTATCCTGCGCCACAGAGATTGTAGCAAAGACTCTGTCATGTACGGATTTTCAAACTCTAGCACACGTCCTTGCGTGGTATCTGTCACACCAAGCGACAGCGTTACATCATCACTCACCTTGCAGATAATGCCCACGATAGCGTTCTGCCTTTCTGACAGTGTTGGCAGGTCTATTGTGTTGTTATCAAGCGTTTTCACCGGTTTGCCGTACCATTTTCGGACGTACCGCCCGAAGCGGTCAACATAGCCGAACTGACCCTGTGCAGAGGCCAGATAGGACAACATTTGGCGCATGGTCACGTCCTTTGGCACTGAGCTGACCTTGAAGTAAAAGTATTTTGAGTACAGCACCTTGCCGTTCTTATCTATCAGCCTTCTGCCGTTCTTGTCACGCAGCAGCCTGACTTCCGTATAATCATTTCCATTCTGCAATCCTAATTGTCTGCAAATGTCGTCCTCGACTGCTTTATTCCAGTTTGGCATAGGGATATGCGGCACATATGGCTTATCCGAGAAGTACAGCCTGTCCGCCATTGTCAGCTGAACGCTGCCGCCCGACTTTTTCGACTTCACACAGGTGAAACGTCCCATTGGTATCTTTTCGTCTGCAAGTATGCCGCTAGTTTCGTAGTCTACGAGATACAGATATGTGTCATACTCTTTGCCAAGAAACGCTGTTTCTGTGTCACTTATGGTCATGTTCCACGATTGCGAACACACGGCACCTAGTTCGATGTCGTCAGACAAGGACGTGCTTTGAGCTGTACTGCTTGCAGATACTATCTTGTCGCCTGTAAGTATGCTGTTTGTGTCTTCAAGCTCCATTCTCCACGTTCTGCAATAGCTCTCTATCTTTGATGATACAATATCGCTTACTGTGTACATTTATGTCACCTCACCTGTACCGGAATAGGCATAAAGGTCAAGGGAAAGCACCTTGCAAAGCTGTCTTTTCTTATCCCAACCCCACTGCTCGTATGTTGTACCCTCTGCCCTAAAACGTACCGTGACCATGTTGAACGTTTCATCAAGGTAGGTAACAGGAAAATCAGCGTCCTGCACATTCAGAACATACTCGTTTATAATTGCTACTTCCTGTGGTTTAAGGTTTGCCCACTCTATGTGAAGCGTGGTCTGTAGCCCCTTTACGTCACCCACATATTTGCAGGTCGAGGAAAGCCCTGCATTATCGGACATTATTTTTTTCTTATCTATTGTGAACGTTGTCGGCACAGCTATTTCAGTATCACCAAATTTAAGATATTCCATTGCATTACCTCCTATACAAGCGGTGACTTGCCATTAAGCTTTGTCAGCGAGTTTATATCTTCTACCACAGCCTTGCCAACAGCTCGCTTGTCTATCTCCACAGTTACATTGATAGGCTGTTTGGCGCTTTTGCCGTCAACAGAGGCATACTCTGCAAGGGCGTTGAGTATAGCCGACCGCATACCCATGTTTGACGTATCAGGCACAGTTTGTGTAGCTGTCTGCTCTCTCAGTGAAGATACATCTATCCTGCTGTCAACACTGCTGGCACTTTGTATAGCAGATCTGACCATGTTTTCAGAAGCCTGCACTGCGAGATACGTTTCATCAGCCACACCAAGAGCATATCCCTCTCCCACATATCCGCCAAGTGTACGGAAAACTCTTGACGGAGAATGTGAATCCTGAGCAAGCCTTGCGGCGGTTATGCCGTTTCGTATCATTTCACTTACTGTGGCATTTACTATGGGCATTCTGCCTTTTATGCCGTCCGCATAGCCGTCTGCGGCATACTGTCCTAAGACCTCGTATGCCGCTCTCATTTCAAAGTTTCGCTGACCTGCCATTCCCACAAGCTCATCAAGTAGCTTTGCAGAAGAATCTTTCATCTTGCTCATACTTCTGTCAACGTAGTCATTCATTTCGTCAAAAATGCCCTTGCTCTTTACAGAGTATTTCTTGAGTTCCTTATCTGACATATCAACAAACGCCTTTGCGTAGCCTGCGCCCTTTGGACCCATTTCTTCAAGATTATTGTAAAAGTCCTGTGAGATAATGCCGTCTGCGACCTTTTTCTTCAGCTTAGCAAGGTTGTTTTCCCAGTCGGTAAAGCCGTTTATGTTATCGTCAAGATTTGCGATAAGCTGTTCGGCGGTCACATCTGACTTTCCACAGAACTCGTCAAGAAGATCTATCTGTCCGAACACAAGATCGTGCTGGGTTTTGTATGCGTCTGCATACTTGCCGCAGATGTCATTTATCTGCGACAGCGTTTCTTCCGAGAGTTCTGCTATCGAGCCTGTGGTAAGAGCATAAGCGTCTGCAAATTCTTTCTGAGCTGTGCTTGCGTCCTCTATGGATTGTCTTACTGTCGAGAGGTCGCTATTAGCGGTAAGAAGTGCACCGTGGGCTGTGTTCAGCGACAGTGCAAGTGCGTCAAAATCATCACCTGTCAAGCCGTCAGCCTTAGCCTGCTTGTATCGTTCAAGTGCTTCATCATACTCGTTCTGAGCCGCCGCTTGGTTTCTCAGAGCCTCCGCAAGCTTGTCCTGCAGCTCTTTCGTGTCCTGCATATCCGCATAAGCGTCAAGCATATTGCTCACCGCTGCTACGTTGTTTTTAAGGCTGCCTGTCTGCTCGTCAAGGGTCAGATTAAGTCCGTCTATATCGCCGTTGAGCTGATCTATAATGGATTGCATTTCGGCTTTTTCATCAGCACTTTTATTTTCAGTTTCATTCAGCTCTTTGAGCCTGTCATTGAGTGCACGATAAGAGTCAGCCTGCTTTTTATTACTGTCTGTGCTGTCGGCAAGTTCTTCGTGAAGACTTTCAACGGCACTTTTGGTGGAAAGACATTTGTCCGAAAACTGTTTTACACTCTCGGACAAATTCACTATACTGCTTTCTGTGACGTCTATCTCATTGGCAAAATGATTTATGATCGCACTGCCTATGAGTGCGACACCTGCAGCGATACCTGCCGCAAGATTTTGAGTTATAGCCATTTCGGCATTCATGGCCGTTGCCATAGCCTTACCTTGTATCATTTGCAGAGTAAGCCCCTCAAAGGACTTTGTGACCGCAGATACCTTTGACACCGCAATGAATGTCACAATTGCCGCTGTTATGGATTTAAGGGCGTTGTGAACACCCTCTATAACGCCCTCTATATTTTCTGCGTCAACGCCCATTTTCTCAAAAAGCTGACCAACTGCTGAATCAAATACCTTTGCCGTTTGAGATACAAAGCTCTTTGCAAGTCGCTTTACGTTACAGAAAAATGTTTCTGTCGAACCTATCAGGTCATTGAAAGCCTTATCAGCATCACCACCTGATGTAAGCACACCAAGAAAGTTCTTGGCGGCAGCTTTCATGCTTGCGAATGAACCTGAAAAGGTGGTGCTTGCCTCTTTGGCTGTTGTGCCTGTGATATCAAGGTTTTGCTGAATTGTGTGGATAGCGTTGTATACGTCACTCAGATTATCAATGTTGTATTCAACTCCGCTGAGCTTCTGAGCGTCCTGCAAAAGCCTTTCCATTTCAGACTTTGTTCCACCGTAGCCAAGCTTGAGGTTGTCAAGCATTGTGTAGTTCTGCTTTGCGAAACCTTGATAAGCGTTTTGTATAGACTGCATATCCGAGCCGAATTTGTTGGCGTTGTCGGACATATCCACCATAGCAGTGTGAGCGACCTCAGCCGCCTTTTGAGTGTCACCGCCAAGAGATGAAAGCAACGACGCAGAAAAGCTCGTGACGTTCTCCATATACTCGTTTGCACTTACTCCTGCGGTCTTGTAGGCATCTTGTGCGTTCTTCTTGACGATATCAGCGTGCTTTTTAAAGAGCGTTTCAACACCGCCAAGGGATTGCTCAAGAGCCGCACCCTCAGTGAATGCAGAGGTGACGACCTTGCTTATAGCCGCTCCCACACCTGCCGCCGCTATAGCCTTTTTGAGTTTCGTTGCAAAGCTTTCGCCTGTTTTCTCGCCTGCGCTGTCACCCTCGTCGGGCAGGTCCTTAAAGAGTTCCTTTATCTTGCTTGTTATTCCCTCAGAGATAGGTATTATCTGCACATATGCGTCTGCAAGCTTAGTTCCCTCCGCCATTATTTTTCACCTCCGATAATTCTTTGTCTTTCCATTTCAAATTCTTCGATACTTCCAAAGCCTCTCGCATTATTCTCTTTATCAGAGCCTATAAGCTTTGATACAACGGTTTCGGGCATATTTATCCCTCTTGCCCCGTCTTTGGTTTTCGCCCATTGAAGCCACGCAAGCTTATCGTATATCATTGCAGCAAGCAAAGTGTCAATGGTGTATTTATCTCCGGAGAGAGACATTTTGCAACGGCTGTCCGGACGCAGACCCACAAAAAGTGTCGCTGCCATTTGAGCTGACAGCGACCTGTAATCAAAAACGTGATAGACCTCTGCAAAATCACAGACAAGAGATATCTCATCACGGTATATCATATGGGCAAGTCCGCAGACAGCCCTCAGACGTTTTTTTGCTTTTCACTTTCAGAGCCTTTGCCACCGAGTATATCGGCAAGCTCTATGAACATTTTGTTCTTTGACACACAGCTTGTATCAGGATCCTTGCAATGATTTTTGAGTTTGTCAAGCTGTCGCTTGTCAAGAAGCTGTCTTGCCACCTTTACGATAGCGCCCACATTGCCTTCATCGACTTCCACGAGCGATTCAAGCAGTTCCCAACTGTCAAGAGCCTTATCTTCGACTTCATATTCAAAGCCGCTTTTTGTGATACCTTTAAGCATATGATCTTCCTCCTGTTACTCAGACTTCAAATGAATGTACTCATAGTGAGAATTGCCACTCTCGTCATTGACGGCAGTAAGCGTTATATTGTAACCCACAGCGTCTGTATCAACATACTTGACCTCGCCAAGTGATGTTACAGAAGCACACGGCACTACGATACGCTTTAAAGCTCCACCTTTGAGTATAAGCTCGAATACATACACAGCTTCTTCGTCTGAGCCGCCGTTCACCGCCACTGTGATGTCATTACTCGCATTAGCAGTTACGTTATCAGAGCCGTAGACAGTTTTAAGGACCTCTTCACTTAGTCCTTCTATAAGGGTCAGCGTAAAGGTATCACTGCCTGCGTTCGTCATATTAAGCACTACATCTCCGCCCCATGCAGCTACCTTATTGCTTGAACGGTCATTGCCGTTTGACAGTCCGTCCTCTGAGCAGTAGCCAAGACACTTATACGCCTCTGTAAGAGCCGTTGTAGCATCTGTAGGCAGTGCAGTACCCTTTTTTGCACGATATACCGCACCGCCTATCTTAGGCTTGCCTGCGGTAACGTTGTTTGCATTATTGGTGTTTGCCATTGTTATCTCTCCTTTTAATCGTAAAATCGTATATCGAATACCGCCTGATAGCGATATCGTTTTGTTTCTTCGTCGGTGTAATTATAATCGCTGTTCAGCTTGCAGGATATAACATCATCAAGCACCACAGCGTCACGCATGGCCCTTTTAACAGCATGGTTGAGCTTTGCCGCCTCATAAAGGCTCTTGCTGTATGACTGCACTGCAAATGTTGCTGATGATATCCCATTGCTTTCAGACGAGCCTATCTTTTCAAGCAACACAAAGGTTTCCGTAGTTGCTAGGGCTTCTTCCGTAAGAACAGGAACGTCTAAGGCTTCGCTGAGATAGTTCAGAATTATCTCCTCTATCATTTGCTCAGCACCGCCTTTAAGATAGCATTGTTCTGCTTTGTTTCCTTTCTTGCCTTATAGGTCACAGCCTTTATACTTGCATTCACACGCTTTTTGCCTGCATAGGTGGATACTTCATAGCCGTCACCTAAACGTTTGGCAGCCTTGTCTGCAAACTCACGGCAGATGTTCTCCGCCTCTTTAGACTTTAGCATTTGCATTACGCCCTTTCGGTCAAGAACTATCTTTACCTTATCCATAGCGTTCCACCTTGACTTTCTTGTTCCAGCTGAGCGGCAGATTTTCTTCAATGCCCTGCGTATGGATACCAACAGTTTTGAACGTCATTCCCCAGAACTCAACTTCTGTGTTCTCCCAGGTGTGAGTGTCGCCTTTCGGTATAGCAAGCACATAAGCTATGCGTTTGCCCGATAAGTTAAGCTCGCTTATAACATCATCAGACGACGGCTCGCCTACAAGAACGTTGTCAACAAGCTCCCAACTATCCTCATAAGTTGGTCTGCCAAAGCCGTCAACACCTGTCTGCGTCTGCACTTTAAGCTTCACCGAAATTCCCTTTATCATTGTTCTCATAGTCATATACCTCCATAGCTCCCCACCTCTGACGAATGATACCAAGCTCTTTCAATTCGTTTTTGAGAAAATATAAAGATTGTCCTGAATTGAGATAAGTCATTGACACCGAATAGCCCATAGCTGCCTGAGACGCCTGCACAGCAGGTGGTGCATTATCAGCCGAACAGTCAAGACTTCTCACAACAGCCTTTGAGATTATCGCCTTTACTGTCAACGCATAGTCTTCATCACTTGTCACAAGGGTATTGACATCAACGCCATAACGCTTGCCTATAACACGGAGCTTTGCGCAGGCGGTCTCGATAAGACTATCCGCCGCCTGCTGCTCCTGTGATGTAAGCTTTCGTCCGTATACTGCTATGTCGTCGATAGTGGCATAAACGCTGCTCATTCTGTTGCCTGAACGGCCTGAACGGCTGCAAATGCCTTAGGGTCAAGGATAGCAAAGCCGATATAAGCCTCTGTTCTGAGATACACCTCATTGTGTCCTTTCAGATCTCTGCCTGAGTTATCAGGGTCGCCATAAGGAATGACCTCCAAAGGAAGTTCCTTAGCATAGCCCCACTTAAAGGCTCTCGCAAAGTCGCCCACGATAGCTCTGTCTGTACCCTTATTGAAGTTTACAGTGGAGTTGACGTCACAAGCTGTGCCATTGAGATTGCCTGGATTTGCACCAAGACCAAACTCAGGATACTGCTTTACGCCGTTGACCTTGAGCTTTGCAAGTGCAGAGGCAAAGTCCTTTGAAAGTGCAAAGCCTGTTGCCTCGTAGTCGCCAAGCAGAGCAATAGCGTCTTCAAGATTGCCCTCAGGGTCTGTGCTGTCAAAATCGACCTTTGCACTATTGTCAGCTACCGCCTTGTCGATATAGTTATTATCCAAAGCAGCGACAACAGTTTTCTTTCTTGGATTGATTCCGTGAAAACCAAGAATGTCGATAGCACGAGCAAACTTGATTGCTGCACCCTCTGCAAATGCTTTCATGACCTCAAGCTTTTTCTCGTCTGTTCCATAGATGAACTCGTCACTGAAGCGTGCGCCGTATTCGATCTTGAGTGGACGCATTGTTACCTTGCCGAGCTTAGCACTGCCTGCGGATTTAGCCTCGCTTTCACCGATAACGTCCGCCTCATCGTCCATAGAGAAAACGAAATAGTCGTTGCCGTTAAAAGATACAGGATCTCTGCCGCTGAGCTTTGCAAGGGAGGAATGACCCTTTACTGTTGAAAAAATGCTTGTTACTGTTTCAGGCTCAAGAAGTGTGCCTCTCTTAATTGTTTCTGCCATGATTATTCTCCTTTCAGCTTTTCAAGTGTTCTTCTAAGTGCGTTTTCCGCACTGTTTTTGCTTGGGTCGCCCTCTGCTCTGAAATCAGGGGCATTGTGTGATGTCTTGAAATATTTTGACATCTTTTCTGCATCGGCTCTTATAGACTTCTCGTCCTCACCGCTGAGCCTGTCAGAAAGCTCCGCAGGAAGTCCATACTCCTGTGCGGCTCTCACCCTGAAAAGGCTCTGTTCAGCCGCCTTGCCCTTTGCCGTAAGGTCTGCTATAGTGGTTTCATAGCCCTTGACCTTTTCTGCCATATCAGCAGGGGAAACATATCCCTCAAACTGCTTTGTGACAGCATTTGTGTTTTCCTCCAGCTTGGCATTTACTATCTTGTCAAGCTGTTCCTGCGTTGTGACAGGCTCAAATTCTTCTGCCATAATATCATTCCTTTCAAATATCAGTAGCTTATCTTTTGCTTTTTCTTTTCTTTAGCGTTCGCACAGCTCCAATGTGCAAGCACCACCGACTCTAACAGCGAAATGTCAGCACCCTCCATTATTGAGCTATAGCCGAAACCTCCGCCTGAGCCTATGGCTCTGTGTTCACAGTTTGAAACAGCCTGCTCAAGTGCAGGTTGTTCTGCGTGGCATATCTTATCAGCAAATAGACTTTGCTCAAACTGAGCTGACGCCTGCACCACCTCTGACACCTTTGGAAGCACAGCCTTGCACTTAACTCCTGCGTCTTTCATATCACTTTCAAGCACAGCCTGTCCGTTTGCACCGTCTATGGTCACTTGCCTTGCGTGAGGATTCCTGAGATATGAGATCATCCAGCCGTTCCCCTCTCGCACAGGGCGGCAGTCAATAGCTTCAACGAATATTTTGCCGTCAGAAGTTTTAACTGCAACTGCAAGAGAAACGTTAGCCGTATATCTTGCGTACTTAACACCAAAGAACAGCTCGGGCGTACCTGAAAGCTTCGGTGCGGTGTCAAGTTGATAGTTATGCCATTCCTCTCGGCTTATGGCGGACTTCTGATTGTATCTTAACCACAGTCCTAAACGCTGGATATTATCGTCTGTCTGATCCTTGCCAAGCTCTGAACGTATCTTACGCTCGGTCAGTATCGTACCGAGTGAGGGATTTGTTTCATACCAAAGTTCAGGGTCATGTGCGTCAGCCATTTCAGGTATGCTCCACTCTGCCCAGCCGCTGTCAACGTTAGTTCCGCTAAGCGTATCACGGCGGTACTGATAGAACACAGTTCCAGATGATACCGCAGTGGGAGGAGTGCCGCACATCAGTGTCTGAGGGTTTGCAGAATCGGTAACAACGTATTTCAATGCACTTTCTTGGTCAGCCGTGTACTCCTGAGCCTCGTCTATAACGAGCAGGTCATAGCCCTCACCAAGTCCCCCTTTTGATGAACGTGTACGGAAGTTGATAAGACCTCCGTCATTATCTTTGAGCCACTCGATACGTTCAAGGCCAAACTGTTTTGTGCTCTTGAAATCCTCTTTTTCGGTATATCCTGCCTTTGCAAGACGTTCAATGACCTTTTCCCATGCGTTGTGAGAGGTGGTCGTTCTGTGTGCCGTATAAAGAACACGCTCTCCGTGGATAAGTCCCCAGAGAGCACGCATTATAAGTATTTCAGATTTTCCGTTACGTCTTGGCACGCTGTAGCCGTATTTCATATGCGTCCACAATCCCTCGTCATTGGTCGCCATTATGTCATATAGCTGTATTTCCTGCCATTCCTGAGCAGTTCTGCCTGTGCTGTTATATAACTCTACAGCCTCGTTGCCCTTAGTCTGCTCATAAGGCAGGACAAGGGCTGTGGTGGGGGTCTGCCTGCCGACTCTCTTATCCTCAATAGGGAATTACCTCCTTTTGGGTATGAAAAAAGCACCCGTTAAGGTGCTTAGTTCCGATGTTTGATTAGTCTATTGTCTGCCAATCTTCCGACAGCATATCTGCTTGACTTGCAAGCCACCCAAGTTGTACACCCGAAGTTCCCACAAACGCTAATGCTTTATTGCCCATATCCTTATGGTTTACATTTGTCACAGTACCATTGGGGGATTTATAACTAACATTAGTGGCAAGCTCAACATACTGTCCTTTGCCGTTCCAGCCTTTTCTTGCTATTTTCTTACCTCTCTTTGCTTCTTCAATTGCCTGTCCAAAATTCATATTTATCCGTCCTTTCTGATTTTGGGTATAAAAATACCGCCTCGCCGTAGCGGAGCGGTTATTAACTAATATTTGAGTTCAGGAGGTAACTGCTTTTCTCGAATGTCTGTCTCTGATACTTCTATACGAGAAATATGAAAAGCTTTTTTACAGTCATTGCACCAAACATCTCCATATCCTTTACCACTGCTTATTTCAAGCAATCTGTAATCTGTATTTTCTTGTCCGCAATATGGGCATTTGCCTGCCTTATGGAGCTGCTTTATACTCGCTAGATTGTCAAGCCATTTCATACTATCACCTCTTTGTAACCAAGCTATAAAATAATCGTTCAAACCTATAAGCTTGTTTTTCCATTAAATCTAAGTTTTGCTGAGCATATGCTTTGCCATGTTTCTTTAGCTGTAAAACGTGGCACTTTTCATGCAATATGGTTTTTACTAATTCCTCTTCAGAAGAAAATGCACTTGGGAACAAGTCTATTCTTCCTATGTTATTATAGTCTGTTGAGCCATAAAAAGGAAGTGCAAGGAGTTTTTCAGAACGCTGAATCTTAAAGGTTATTCCGCTAGTATCAATAGAATATTTTCTACATATGTTCAGAATTTCTCTTTTCTGCATTGGCACTGTCAACGTTGAGAACGCACCTATGTTTTGCTCTTTTCGTTCAAGGTTTCTTCCTGATTTCATTATACCACTTTTTTTCGATTTGTCAATCCTGCTAAGCACTTCTTTTTCCTTAGCTCTCGCCTGCTCAGGTGTGAGCCTTGTGACCTGCTTGCGTGTTTCGATCTCTTTGCCGTTTTGAACGTCTGAATAGCTTATTTGGTCATATGTGCCTGCCTTTTCATTGACGTAGGTTATCTCACAGGTGCAGCGCTTATGCCGTCGCCATATGTCTTTTGGAACATCAGGATAGACGTACTTTCCTGCAAGCTTTGAACACCACGCACAGCATTTGCTGTGGTCTGAGCGGATAACGTACACCCTAAGTCCTGCTTTACTGCGAAAATCAGCATTTGTTTTGACATAATCGGTAAAAATCGAGCCGTTTATGTTCTCAACTGACGCAGTGAACTCGCTGAGCGACGTCTTGTCGGTAAGGTCCTTTTGAACAGTCACTTTTGCAAGATTTTCTATTCTCTCAGAGGGAAAATCTGCTCTTTGCGGCTTTATGCCTATGCCTGCCGCCTTATCAAGCTGTTTTTGGATATTCTCAGCCACAGAGTTTATAAGTTCGTAATTATCACCGAATATATCACCGAGTATCTCAGCAATAAGCTGTTCATCTGTAAAAGCCTTTGGACTTTCGCTTATGCTTTTCTCAAAGACTTTTTTCAGCACAGCTCCTGTTGCCTGTGCGAAGTCATCAACATCACTAAGATTTGCGTTACCGCTTTCAAGCCTTTTTATAATGCTCTGCAAGTGCCCGTTGCTCTTTGAAAGCTTGATAAGGTCGCTTTTTATTTTGTCTGAAATTGCGCTCATTTGCCGTCACTCTCCATGCCTGTAAGAGCCCTTATGTTTCTTGCACCAAGATAGTCAGGCACAGCCTGATTTATCTTCAAGATAGCGTCGCCCACACCTGAAAGTGTAGCAGCGTCAGGCTCGAAGATAGGCAGCCATGCGACTTTTGTATCTCTGAACGCATCTCTTTGATATGCGTATCTGTCACGGATACAAACGGCAAGATAGCCCACATTGAGCAGGCCTGTTCCGAACGTCCTCTGCGCCTTGCGTGCCGTTAATCGTAGGTTTTCATGACCTGCCTTGATAGCCTCTGCGCTGGAGGGGTTTTCGGTGGCAAAGCCCAAGTCATCAAGGGTCAGTCCTGTTTCTCCTGCGAACAGGCTTGCAAGTGTTCTCAGCTGTTCAGTATATGGCGTCATTGATTGCTGTTGAAACTGTCCTACAATGGGGTGATCGCCGTCGCCGTCTTTCGTGAAATTTAGAAAAGAGGATATCGTAGCAAGCCGGTTATTGAACTCTGCGTCCTCAGATAATCCAAGCACATATTTTTGAGGGAAGCTGTAAAATTCAGCCGACACCTCAGAGCGTTTTATAGTTCTGAGAGCTGTCTGTGTATAGGCAATGCAGGCTCTTGAAATACGGCTGTGACCGAACGGACGCTTTGCGTCAGGACGATATATTATTGGCACGAGCAGTGCATATGGTGCAGCGTTTGGTATACGCTGAACAAGCACACCATGGGAGTATATTTCCGTCATGCCTGCCATGAAATAAGCCTCTGTCTTTACAACACCCATGCTGTCACGCTCAAGCACTGCATAGCCCTCGGTAAGCAGATTTGTCACAGGATCAATAATACCGGTGGCATTTGAGCCGTCAATGACCTGCAGGCGAGGATAGCCGTTATCTTCTCGGATATAGACGAAAGAACACGCTGAGATAAGAGCCGAAAGCACCGCAGAGTCAATAAGTATATCCTGATTGTTTGACAAGAATATTTCGCTCAGATCAAATTCATCATTTTGAAATTCATCGAACTGCAAGCGGTCAGCAAGGCTATCGACTGCTTTCGCACACCAGCCAACAGTTTCCTTTAGTCCCTTGAATTTTTCGGGAGCAAGGCTTGAAAAGTCCTGTGCGTTATTTTTCATTTCGTAGTACTTATATCTCAATAGCACTCGTGTTTGTTTATCGGCAAGTCTGCGTCGCAGATAGTCAATTCCGTATATTTCGTTTGTCATATTTTTGCTCCTGTTTAAAATTCTGCGAGATATTTACACAATGAAGGCGTGAACGTGAAAAGTACCCTCAAAGGGGGTGGTATGCCCCCATATGCTCAAAAAAATTGGAAATTTCGTGGAAATTCGTGCTTAAATCGACTTCCAATCAAAAGTTTGCGGTAAAACACGGTTGGATACGGCTTCTACCTTTTGGTCAAACACCTGTTTTTCTACCAATTTATCAGATTTTTGACGATTGCAACACCAATGAGCAAGCTGTAGGTTTTCAAGGGCTGAGGGGTGACCGCCTTTTGCAATGGGTATGATATGATCTATGCAAGCTGACAGTGGGTGTGGATACTTCAAGGAAAAATCAACAGGTTTTCCACAGATACCGCAGACTGTTTGGGTAGCATATATCTTTTTCTTGTTGATACGGAACTGTGTTTGATGTGAGCCGTTTCGATCTGGTCTTGGTACTGACATTGTATACCTCCGTGCAACGCAAGAGGCACCCCATAGGAGTGCCTCTCACAAATATATTATAAGGAGTTAAGTAAATGTTGGAGCAGATCTGAGCGGTGGCTCGCTCTCAACCTGCATACGGAGCTTTCGCCCCGTCGGACTTTTTTATGGAGGTCCGCAAAGAATTTTTTGCCGTTATGGCATATTATCATTATACTCTCTTGACAGGGGTGATACAAGGGCTTTTTCGGGCGTCTGATAAAATTTCTTGAACATTTTTATCGCATTTGGACCAAGCACCTTGCGAGTATAATTTGCCTCACGGTCAAGAGCCTCAGCTGTTCGTTCCCATGACATTCCGTTTATGTATTTGTTGATTATCAACGCCGCAAGTCTGCTGTCAGGCATACTGTCCGTGATACACAATACATTGTATGACATCTGTTCGTAACTTTTGCAAAGCGTTTCAAGCTCCGTCTTATAGTCCGCTATCATCACAACACTGTCTTCTATCTTTCTTGACGTGCCGCCTGTAAAGCTGGGCGGTATATCGGAGTTTTGCGGCGATGTACTCTCAGCCCTTGCATAGCATTTTTCTATGGCACGCCTTATCGCCGATATACGCTTGTCTATATCCACCAGCTTGTTCAAATATTCTTCTGCTGTCAACCTTTATCCCTCCTCGATCATTCTTCCGCAAACAGGGCAGAACTCAAAGCGGACTTCCTTGCCGTCTGCACCAAGCTTTTCGCTCCACTCTGTCACTCCATTGCAGTATTCACAGCCTGCATATTC